AGAGAGGAAAGGGGGTGAACACGATGGTTCAAACGACGGGACACTATCTGTTTGATGGCGTCAAGAGCGTCTCGCTCACGCAGTTGTCGCGCTCGGAGTGGGTGTATATGACGGGCCGCCTGGACGAGGGCGGCGACCTTGGCCCACTGCACGCCTATGCGCTGGTGCCCTATCTCTACCGGGCGGTAGACCTGCGGGCCAAGGCGGTGGCGGGCATGCCGTGGGTGCTGCGGCGCGAGCGCGACGGCGCCGACGTAAGCCGCGACCCGGCCTACCGCAGCCTGCTGCGCGGCATGCGCATGCGCCTCTATGTCACCGAGGCGGCGCTGTGCCTGTATGGCGCGGCCTACTGGGTGCGCGAAACCAACTGGATGGGCGGCAACCTCTCGCTACGCTGGGTGCTGCCCGCGAGCATTGCGCCGCGCTACGATGTGCGGCGGGGGCTGGTGGGGTTCGAGCGCATAGACAGCAGTGGTACGCAGCGGGTGGCGCTGCGCGATATGGTCTACATCTGGCAGCCCAGCCTGAGCGCCGAGGTAGGGCCGGGCGTGGCGCCGGCACAGGTGGCGCTGGCGGCGGCGGGGGTGCTACACCACCTCGACCGCTTCACCGAGGGGTTTTTCCAGCGGGGTGCCATCAAGGCAACCTTGCTGTCGGTAGAAGGCAACCCCAGCCGCGACGAACTGGACCGGCTGCAAAGCTGGTGGAAGCGCATGGCAGCGGGCGTGCAGCGCGCCTGGGATAGCATCGCCATTCGCAGCAGCGTCAAGCCGGTGGTGATTGGCGACGGGCTAAAGGACACGGTGAACGAGGAGTTGACGCGGCAGCGCCGCGAAGATGTGTGCGCCGCGCTGGGCGTGCCGCATTCGCTCATGAGCGCCGACGCGGCCAGCTATGCGACCAGCCAGCAGGACACACTCAACTTCTACCAGCAAACGGTCGTGCCGGAGAGCCTGCTGATTGAGGAGGCCATGAATGAGCAACTGATGGAAGCGGAAGGGCTGCGCTGGCAGTTTCAGCCGGAGAAGCTGGAAGTGTTTCAGGCGGCGGAGATGCAAAAGGCCACCGCCGTGGCGCAGATGGTAGGCGAGCCGATTATGAGCGTCAACGAGGGGCGCGCCCTGATGGGCCTGCCGCCCCGCAACGACGCCGGACGGAAGAAACTGGAGGAGCTATGGCAACCAGCACCCTGATGCGCCGCGAGCGGCCCGCACTCAAGCACCTGACCGACGACTACGCGATTATTGCGGGCTATGGGGTGGTGTTTGGCGGGCGCGATATCGAGGGCGACACCTTCATGCCCAATACCGATTTTCGGCTGGATATGGTGGCGCAAAAGCCGGTGTTCTACGACCACACCCTCGAACAGCCACAGCACGAGTTGGGGCATGTCGTCAAGGTGGTGGCCGACGAGTATGGATTGTGGATAGAGGCGCAGCTTGATCGCTTTCGGGCCTATGTCGATGAGGTTCTGAAGCTGGTTGAGCAGGGCGCGCTCGGCTGGTCGAGCGGCAGTGTTTCACATCTGGTGCGCCGGGAAGCGGGGGTGGTCAAATGCTGGCCGATTGTCGAGTTTTCGCTCACCCCGACACCCTGCGAACCGCGCACCGTGGGTATACAGCGTGTCAAGACGATGGAAGCAATGGAAGCGATTGAAGAAGGAGGACGTATGAGCGAGCAAACATTGGTAAGTATGCAGCAGCAGGTGGCGGCCCTGAGCGAGCAGGTGGGGCAGTTGCTCCGCCACGCCGCAGACGCGCCCGCCATCCGCAACGCCGGGTTTATCAGCCCGGACGGAGGCACAGCGGACCGCAATGTCAAGACATTTGGCGATTTTCTGACCGCCGTGAGCCGGGGCGATGTCAAGCGCCTGCGCGAGATTTACGGCAGCACCAAGCGCATGGAGGAATCGGCGGGGGCGAGCGGCGGCTATGTCGTGCCACAGCAGTTTGTTAGCCGCCTGATGGAAGTGGCCGTCGAGCGTTCGATAGTGCGCCCGCTGGCGTTTGTGCTGCCCATGAGCAGCCGCGATGCCAGCATTCCGGCGGTGGATTATTCGGGCGACTATGTGGCAGGGTCGAGCGCGTTTCTGGGCGGCATGGAAATGCAGTGGATGGGCGAGGGCGCCACGGTGCCCATTGCCGAGCCCAAATTCCGCAAGCTGGAACTGGTGGCCCACAAGATGAGCGGCAAGGTGCCCGTGAGCAACGAACTGCTGGCCGACAATGCCGTGGGCCTGGAGGCGCTGCTGGTGCGGCTGTTTGGCAGCGCCGTGGCCTTTGCCGAAGACTACGCCTTTTTGCGCGGCGATGGCGTGGGCAAGCCGCTGGGCGTGCTCAATGCCGACGCGACGATACAGACGGCCACGGCGCTGACTGCCGCCGCGCCCACGGTGGCCGAACTCTCGGCCATGTACAAGCGGCTGATACCGGCCAGCCGCGCCACGGCGGTGTGGGTGGTCAATTCGCTGCTGACCGACTCGCTGATGGCTATCAACAGCGACAGCAGCAACGCCAATGCCCTCACCTACCTGCCCAACCTGCAGGGGCGCATCGAGCCGCGCCTGTTTGGCCTGCCCGTGCTAGAAAGCGAGAAGATGCCCAGCACCTTTGCCGATGGCGGCCTGATGCTGGCCGACTTCCAGCAGTATGTCATTGGCTCGCGCCAGCATATCGAGATTGCGATGTCGGAGCATGTCAACTTCGACACCGATGAAACCGTGTGGCGGGTGACGGCACGGGTTGAGGGGCAGCCCTGGATGAATGCGCCGATTGCCATTGGTAGCGGCGGCAGCGATACGGTATCGGCCTTTGTGAAGAGCCAATAGCAGCAGGCGGGGCTGCGGGAGCGTCTGCTACAACCTCTCCCGCAGCACCCACCAGCACACAAGGAGTGTGACTCCCATGATAACAGCACATTTTACCGAAGAATACGCCCTCGTGGCAACAATCGATCCGCAAGCGCTGGACAATGCCAGCGCAACAAGCGACTGGGTGGATATGAGCATGTATAACCGGGCGGTGTTTGCCGTGTGCGTGGGTGCCACCGACACCACGGTAGACGCGAAGCTGCAGAGCGCCACGGCCAGCGATGGCACCGGCGCGGCAGATATGACCGGCAAGGCCGTGACCCAGCTCACCGCCACCGACGACAACAAGCAGGTGGTGCTGGAGATACGCGCCGAGGAGATGCCCGCCGATACGAGCTACTGCGCCGTGGTGGTGACGGCAGGCGACGGCACGAGCGGTGCGCTGGTGTGCGCCGTAGGTATGGGCACGGTGGCACGCTACACGCCGGTGGAACACCTGGCAAGCGTGGCCGAGGTGGTGGCGTAGGGTGGCAAGGACAGGGCAGGCCAGTGTGGTGGAAGCACTGGCCCGCCCCGCAGGAGACGCAGCGATGAACAACACCACGACACAAGCGGTACCTATCCTTGCATCCAGGCCCGCGCAGGCCGCCACACGCCCGACACCCGGCGGCGAGGGTGCCACGCTCCGCGCCACCATCCGGCGCCGCTGCTATACGCCCTATGCCTATCAGGTGGCGGTGGCCGCCAGCCAGATGCAGGACCGGGCGGGGCGTGTCGCCAGTTCGCCCCTGCTGAATGGGCTGGTTGCCTATTGGAAGCTCGATGAAACGAGCGGCACCCGCTTTGATAGCGCTGGCACGAACAACTTGAGTGACAACGGCAGTGTGGGCAGCGCGCTGGGCAAGCAGGGAAATGCGGCACGGTTTGACACCCTCGATCAGGCGCTTGATGGTGGCAACGTGCTGGCCTTTGAGCGCACAGACGTATTTTCTGTGTTTGCCTGGGTGTATCTGACGGATACAAGCAGTACCCGCGAGGTGATTGGGAAAATCCATCCGACGGGTCAGCAGGGTTGGGAGATGCGAGTCGATAGCGGCATTTTGACCGTGCTCATTGCTAGCAACTGGAGTACAAACGGCATAGGTGTGAGGCACACAGGAACGTCCATGAGTGCGAATACCTGGTATCTGATTGGCTTTACCTATGATGGCTCAAGCAGTGCAAGCGGTGTAAAACTGTACATAAACGGCGCGGCAGTCGTGGCGGATACGATACTCGAAGATAGTCTGACATCAACGATAGTGTCAACGGCATCATTATTTATCGGTGCTCGATTTTCGTCGTTTGCATCACAGTTTGCTGGCCGCATCGATGAAGTCGGCATCTGGAATCGCCTCTTGGCAGACGGCGCAGGCGGCGACATCGAGCAGTTGTACAACAGTGGGGCAGCATTGACATACCCCTTTAGTTAGGAGGAAGAACCAATGGCAGTACCGTATATCTCAATCGACAGCACAAAGCGCCTGGGCTCGGCGTTGCGCCAGGCCGTGAACTATGGCAATGCCTTCGACCAGGCCGTGCCCCGGCTCAAGGAGGTGATGGAAGCAATGATCGACGGCACCGACTACAGCCGCCTGGAAACCGAGTTTGGCCGTGCCACCGGCAAGGGCGAAACGGTGTATAACCTGGTGACAGAGGCGGCCACCGACACGGGCAGCACGAATATGACGCAGCTTCTGGCGCGTCTGGGGTAGACACATGGCATACCTGACACGCGACGAACTCAAGCTCTATCTGGGCATTGCGGGCGACAGCGAACATCCTATTCTTGATGCGCTGCTGGTGGCGGCCCAGGCTGCCATCGATGCCTACTGCGACCGCACCTTCGAGGCGGGCACCGACACCACCCGCACGCTCGATGCGCAGGCACAGGCCGACGGGCGCGTGCTCTATCTCGATGCCGACCTGTGCCAGATTACGAGCATCACCAATGGCGACGACGCGGCTACCGTGCTCGCCCCTGCCGTATACGTGACCCTGCCGCGCAACGACACGCCCGTTATGGCGCTGCGGCTGCGCGACGACTACAGCGGGCAGTGGCAAGGCGAGATAGCGATAAGCGGGCGCTGGGCCTATAGCCTGAGCGCGCCGGAAAGCGTGGTGCAGGCCACGCGCGAATATACCGCCTACCTCTACCGCCTGTATGACCGGCAGGCCGACCCGGACCAGACACCGGACGCGGGCATACCCGCCCACGTGCGGCAGGTGCTCGAAGGCTATCGGCGGCTGCGCTGAGGGGCGACACGCATGGGGCGCGGTGGTGCAGAGGCCGCGCCCCTTCGGTATACCTTCGCACCCAGCCAACAAACCAGGAGGGAGAAACGAACGATGTGGAGTATTATGAGTCCAACCGGCACGCAGGTGCCCCTTACCGACCTGAGCGTGACGGTACGCGCAGCGCCGGGCGCGGGCATGCCGCCCTTCGAGCATGTGCTGCTCGATTTGGCACAGCAGGCCGGGGCCACCTATCAGCAGTCGCTCGGCAGCAGTCGGCGGCTCACGCTGCGCCTGGTGGCCCGGCAGCGCCACGCCACCCTGCACACCACACGCCAGGCGCTTATTCGCGCCCTGAACCCGGACCTGGCGCAGGCGGGCGCCCTGGCCTATCTGGTGTACGAAGGCGTCACAAAGACGCTGCGCCTGCCGGTCTTGTACGACAGCGGCCTGGAAGACCCCAACCGCGAGATGATAGAGGTGCATGTGCTGGCCCCTGACCCCGTCTGGACGGCCAGCGAGCAGCAGACACAGACGCTTGCCACCCGCGCCGCGCTGGCCTCTGCCAACTATGTGCTGCAACGTTCGGCGGCGGGTGTCTGGGAGGAGCTGGGCGGCCTGAACGATGCCGCCTATGCGCTGCTGGTGGCCGCCGATGGCACCCGCTATGCAGGCGGGGCCTTCACCGACTATGTGCGGCGCTGGGATGCCGCAAGCGGACAGTGGCAACCCCTGGCCGCCGCCGTGCTCGATGGCAGCGTGTATTGCCTGGCCGAAGACGCCGCTGGGAACATCTATGCAGGCGGCTCGTTCAGCACACCGGGTAGCTCGGTGGCCTATTGGGATGGCACGTCGTGGCAGGCGATGGGCAACCCCTCGCTGCTGCCCTATATGCTGGCAGTGGGCAATGATGGCACCGTCTATGCGGGTGGCTTCGACCTGTCGGGCACGGGCGTGAGTGTGCGCGCCTGGGATGGCAGCGCATGGTCGGCCCTGGCAAGTGGACCAGGTGGCACGGTGCATGCGCTCATTATCGATAGCAGTGGCACGCTGGTGGCGGGTGGCAACTTTGCCGATGGCGTGAAACGTTGGACCGGCATTTCGTGGCAAACAGTGGGCGGCGGCCTCTCGCAGAGCGGTGGCGGCACTCCCACCGTCAGGGCACTGGCGCGCGGCCCCGACGGTATGCTTTATGCCGGGGGCGATTTTGACCGCGCCGAC